CTATAAGAGAATATAAATTTGCTCTTGTATATTCATAATCTTTTTTTATATCATTATGATTTGAAGTCTCAACTTTTACAATTGGAGTATCTTTTTCAACCTCAACAATTTCACTCTTAATGTTTAGAGCCTCATCTAACTTATCATAATTGTTTGGCATAATTATTAAATGTCAATTTTACGAGTTGGACTAAACTCTTTTGAATCTCCAAAATATTCCCAGTTCTCATTGAATCCAAAATTATCATCTGGATTTGCATCGTATGGGTCGGGAGTGACAGTATATCTTACCTCACGTTTTGCATTAGCAGTATCAGTATTCGTATACATATCAACTTGAACCTTACGAATAAGACCTTCGGAAGTTTCTGCAATAGGTCCAAAGAGATAGGTTTTTGCCGTAAATCCTAATGTATAAATGAGTGCTCTTCGAGTTGAAAAATCTCCTTCATAATCATCTTGAAAGTTTATATTTTCAAGAACCATAGGAACATCTCTTTTTTCACCAATTGAATCTACTAAATCTATTGTTAGATTAAAACCTGGTTGAAAATATGGTAGAATCTGCTCTACAATTTGTAAAGCATCATCATTTAGCTTAGTCAAAATATTCAACTCAAATCCAATATTATATGGAACTGGCATAAAAACTTTTTTAATTTTTCCACCATCATCGCATGTTTTAAATGTTTGAGTTACACTGGTTTTTCTAGTTGGGTCATACTTAATTGAAGTCATCTCAAATGACATTCTTGGTAATGAAATTTGAGTTGCTTTATTTAATTCTGGTTGCTGCTGAATTCTTGCAAGAAATTTTTGTCTTGGTCCATAAGCAATAGGAACTCTCATATCACTTACATTATTGCCACTTTGATCCATGTGGCGAATATGAATTTGATTAAAGAGTGTGCCGAAAGCAATAATAGTCTTTCTTACAATTTCGTGATAATAATAAGTTCCTAACATTAGTAATTACCAAATGGATTTGACTCTGAAAAATCTACAATAAGATCTGCTTCTTCTTCAATTTCGTCATTTTGACTATATTTATCATAAACATCCTGAGTATCAAACCCTTGTACAGTATACAATGCTCCGGATTCGGTTCCAATGATTGTTTCTCCTGGTAAAAATGTAAGTTGAGTTGCACCAATACCTACATTGGAAATTCTAAGAATTTTATTGTACCCATCCCAATTTTTAACTCTTGCTCTAATCTGAGATCTAGAACCTCTGACAATCTCATTGAAGAGGTATGTTCCAATACCGGTAAGAATTTCTGGATTTGAAACTATTACAGTAGGAATACCTACATATCCAACTCCTGGATTTGATATGTAAATAGCCTTTACACCAACATCTGATCCAATCGAACCAATAGAAGATATACCAACAGCAGTAGTACCGGAACCACTGACTCCACCGGTTAATAGTATTGTAGGTGCTGTACCATATCCAACACCACCATCACTAATTGTAAATCGTACAACACCGTTGGAAGAAGTTTCAATGGAACATGTAGCTGCTGCTCCTATTCCTCCTCCGCCAGAAATTGTTATGATCGGTGGAACAGTATATCCAATTCCAGCATTAGTTAAAAGAATTTTCTCAACAGAATATACCCCACCTCTATTAGTGGTTATTGCAACAGCTGTTGCGTTATAAAATGGATTAATAGAAGAAGATGGTGATGTTGAAATTGATACAACTGGATTTGATCTATATCCACTACCATCATTATTTAAAAATATTTGACTAATATATCCAGTTCCAAGTGAAGCGGTAGCAGTTGCAGTTCTACCAACACCAACTAAACGTAAAGTAGTTATGTAACCTTCTTCTTTAACCTGCGTATCAATTTCTTCGATTGTAGTATCAATAATTTCATCTTCATATTCGAACAATTCACACTTCAATTCATACACATAACTTTTTCCTAATTGGTAAAATGGACTTTCATGCTCTACAAATTTTACTTCAAAGAGTCTTTGTCCAAGTGGAAAATATACTAAATCACCTTCTCTTGGTCTTGATGATAGGATAACTTCACCTTCTCCTGACCCATCATCTAACGCTCCTAAAAATGGTGCAATAAAATCTTCAAATCTTTCTTTTGAAATGGTAATTAATAATTCATCTCTTAGACTCATTCCAAACTTAGTTAAAATATCTCCTGCACCAGAATACCCTTCATAAGTGTTGACATAAGCTTCAATTGCAAAATTATCATCAAATCTAGAAGTTTGAACTTCTTCTATGATTGTTTTTTTATTAACAAATTTTCTTGGGATATAAACAACTTCTACTCCATACATTTTAAGATGTTCATTTATCAAATCTTGAACTAATCTTTGTTCAGATGATGTTCCATTTAGGAAGAAAGGATTAAGTGCCATTATCCAATAAAATCGTATGGTGGAAGTTCGTAATCCATAGACATTCTCTTCATAATATCATCAATTTCTCTTTGAGCATCTTCATACAATTCTCTACCATTAAGTTCAATTCCACCAGGAAGTTTAACTCCTCTAAACTTAATTAGATTTTGACCCCATTGTCTTTTAATTAGTGCTGTTAGATATCTTTTTAAGAAACTATCATTATATACGTTTGTAAACTCATTAGGATTTAAAATTCTATAACAATCTAAAACAAGAAAGTTTCCTGCTGATTGTGCTCCCCATTCAAGATCTAAGTATAATCTATTTTGTCTCTTATTGAATCTCAATTGCTTATCTGTTGTGAGTAGAAAATCAATATCTTCCAAATATGATTTAACCATCGCATATTGAAGAAGTTCAACTGAATTGAAATAATATAAATCATTTAAAAATAGTTGATATTTGATACTAAACATTCCACCAGAAATAGAACTAGTATCAAATTTAAATACCTTTTCTATACCAATCACCGAATCTGGAACTTGAATATAATTCGAAGACTCATACCAATTAAAAGTAGTTCCAGATGTTGATGTTGCAGTTGTAGTTGTAATTCCAGGACCTCTTGGAGATTTTGATGCCGCTTTACCTCTATCAATATCGTCTTGAGTTATTTGATACTTTAAATACATTCTCTCAACACCATCAAAATGGCGCTCATTGAAGTATTGGAGGGCATCATCGACTAAATCATCTATTTGGTCATCATCAACGTTAATTTCCAGCACAGGCGCTCCTAGACGCCTTAGACAGTAATCAATAAGTTCTTGCCTGCTTGCTGGTTTTGCCATTGTTTCTACTCTTCAGATTTTTTAGACTTCTTTAATTCATCAAGTTTATTTTGTAAATCAAGATTTGCTGCTAGAAGATCATTTTTTTCTTGAGAAAAATCATCATATAGAGTTTGAAGTTTTGCTTCCAACAAAACATTTTGATTAGTCAATGCTGCTAATTTTTGATTGTATAGTCGAACTAAAACATTAATATCTACTTCACTATCTTTGGTCATACTTTAGAATGTTCCTCCATCTAGGGTTGATGTCCAATGTGGCATATTTGTATGTATACCAGTTACGGCAGATGGTATTAAGGAAAGATTTTGAACAGAACCATTATTACCTTCTTTTCTGATGTTTTGTGTATTGACAAATGTACCTTCAACCCCAGTTAATACAAGTGTAGAAACTGTTCCACCAACTTTAACTACACCATATGCATTAGAAACATCCTGCTTGATAATATCACCAGCAGAAACAGTAACAGAAGATGGTAAAGTAAGATTAACTTCGGTAACAGCAGTCAGAATTTGTTTAGATGTAATTGTTGGCGCAGCCGCTGCATTAGTTGAAGTTTGTAATCCGTTTTCATCAAAGAAAACTACACCATGTGTGTTATATCCACCAGTTTGATAATAAATTCCTCTAATGTCAAGGAATCCTCTGGTGCCTGTAACTACACTGTTGCTTATAGTTGCATCGGGAATATAAGTCCACGATCTTGCAGTAGCAGCACTTCCAACATTTGTACCATCAATATATCCAAAAAATCCTATCTTATTATTTGAAGTTCCAGAACTCGTATTGTAATTGAATCCAATACCACGATCAGTATTGGTATCAAATGCATGAGTAACTGTTAACTGGCTGGTGGTTGTAATACCAGGAGAAATAATTGTATTGGTTAATGTAACAATCTTATTGACACTATCATATGAAGTAACAGTGTTTACACCGGATAGTGATAATGCCGCATTACCACTTATAACATCACCAGTATTAATTCCAACAACAGAATCTAATCTAATTGTACTTACACCAGCTAAAACAGTAGTCATTACTGTTCTTACGCTAGTAACTTCACCAAGAACAATTATGGCATCATTAAGATCAACAGTTGTTGAGTTGACAGCAGTTGTAGTACCATCTACTTGGAGATTACCCTTAATAACAACAGTTCCTTCATTACTAAAACCGTCTGGATATGGGTCGAGATAAAGGGTATCTCCACTTCCAGATAGGGTTGAAATTACATTATTTTCAATCTTAACAGAATCGAATATTGATGATCCAGAAACATTAATTGATCCACCAACATAAAGATTTTTCTCAATTCCAACTCCACCCTCAACAATAAGAGCACCAGTATCTTTATTATTGGATTCAGTTGGAATATTAATCCTAATATCGGCACCAGTAAATGTTAATTGATCAGTGCCAGCTTGATCATATTCAATTCTACTATTTAAAGCATTACCAAAATTTAAAAATGTATCATCTGGAATGATGACACTGCCAATTCCAGTTGGATCGAGGATAATATTACCATCTGTATTAGTTGATGATAGAGTATTACCATCTAATCTCAAATTATCAACGTTCCATTGATCTACTTTTAAAGATGTAGAACTATCGCTAGTGTTTGTTGCGGGAGCAAGAACAGCAACTACACCTCTATCACTATTTCTTGTATTGGATACTCCGTCAATAGTTCCAGGAGAATGCTCCATCATGGAGGTGTAATAATATCCTCCAACTGGAGTTACATTATTACCATCATCACCAATAAAAATTCTATCTTTATATTGATTAATACCACCGTAACTACCTATACCAGTTACATACGCTAATTCACCCCAATTTAGACTAGAAGGTATACTAGTACCTGAGGACCTTTTGATCCTGATAATACTTGCCATTTAGAAAGCTCCTCCGTTGATGTCTAAATTCTGTGTTGCGCCTGGGGTCAGCGTTAATGTTGCATCCCATTTTCTAGTGGCACCATTATAAACAAGAACCATTCCATCAAGTAAATTTGTAGCATTAACGTCAATAAGTTCGGACAAAGAAAGACCTTGAGCGCCAGCAAGCGAAGATATAACTTTTACCGCAGGTTGTTGCCCTACTCTGACCTTAATTTCTGCCATTTATAAACAGTTCAGGATCTAAAATATATTTATACTTCATCAAATCCAAAAGATTTAAACGAAGATGAAAAGGAAGAAATAACCTCTTGTTGTTTAAAATATAATTTTATATAAGATTTTGCAATATTTCTAAGAGTATCTACACAATCAATATTATCAATCTCAGATGCAGCTTTGAAATATTCAAAACTTTTACTGAGATTTTCTAAATTAATTTTATCTGGATCCATTGCCATTGGTAAGTTCTCTCAATAAGGATTTAATTTCGTCAATGTCCTTTTTTATCTGCTCCAATTCATTTTTTTCCCTTTGCCTTTGTTCTTTCAATCTCATGTATTGTAAATAACTAGATTTATCATTATTAAGAATAGCCCCAGTATTACGATCTCTAAAAAGATTATTATGACCCTCAACTGGTATTAAATCATTGTTAATATTATCAGTCATATTATGCAAGAGCAATACATCTAAAATCTTTGAGTTTTACTGGGGTTGATTCATTTGTGGAAGACATTACAATTTTAATTGAGAATCCATTAAATTGCTCAAGATTATTTGCAGTAAATTGATACTCTGAGAATGATGTAGGATCGTTTGGTGATACAAAAGCATCTGCTCTCCCACTATTCTTATATTGATCAACTACGAAATCTCCAAATCCATCACCATCTGTGTCGAGTAAATTATCATAACCTGGGAATGGCGTATAACTTTGTGGAACATCACTTGAATCTGCTTTAAACAGACGATAGAAAACTCTAAAATCTGCGCTTTCCTGTCTATTTGCAGCAACAAGAACTCTTAAACTCGTTGCAGGTTGTGCAAGAGAAATAATCTGAGTAACAAACACGCCACCATGTGGATCACCATTAATTCTATTTGATCTAGAATCAATTACATAATCGTTGATAGGACTGTTAGATCTATTTCTACCAAGAACAAAAGTAGCATTTTGAATATCCATTACTGGGGACAGATTTTCATCCTCAGTCTTAAATTCAACCTTTAATGATAGTGATTTGTTGGATGGCAAAGTTGTTAATCTTGTAGTCTCATTAATTCTAGAAGCAACCATTCTAGGTGTTGGATAATGAACAACCGTGTTTAATGGGATAGGATCATAACCTTGATCTAAGAATGAAACTTCAGATCCACCAGCACTAGTTCCAGAAATGGTTCTAAGTTGTGCAGATGCTGTGGTTCCTTTACCTGGTGTAATTATATTGAATTGCGATTCAATAGAACTAAATTGGTGATTTTGAGAAATTCTAACAACATCTCCTCCAATAGCTTTTTGTGCAGCAAAATTAAGCATCGATGCACCACTACTTCTATCTATTGGTGTGGTCCTATCAATTTCTAAGAAGAAATTGTCAAGATTTGAACTTTCAGAGTTATAGTAAGTTGCTGGCGTATCATGGAATTTATTAATTCTCATCAAAGAAACTCCACTAACCTCATATGGTTGTATAAATTCATTGGCATCATGAGAAGTTTTAACAGTTCTACCCTGTGCTCTACCATCAATAGTAAGTGTTCCAGCATTGCCAGAAACCTGAGTAATGGCACTATAAGATACAACTTCATTATTCAATAGAGCATATCCACGACTTGTTGTTATTCCCTCAAATGTACTAAAGATAGTTGTATTTGCAACTGATACAACTGTATCGTTTAATCCAAATGGAGCAGTTGTAGTAGTTTTTTCTCTATCGGGAAGAACATCTGTTACGTTAATTTTTCCATTTCCACCATGATTTGCATGATTATATTGTTTGATTCTGAAAACATTTCCAGAATATTCATTAGATATGAGAGTTGACGAACCATTTACTGTTGCGCCGCTAGTTGTTCTAGAAGACTCTGTGTTTGGATTTGTATAATAAACAATTGAACTAGTATTAGTAAAGTTCTCACCTTGAACATTAGTGAGATAAATTGTGTCCGTAGTTCCACGAGTTCTGACACCAAATTTGGCTCCGCTACCTGATCCTACACTACTGGTAGTTATTCCTAAAACTTCACCATTTACATATCCATTACCATTACTTGTAATACTGTATGTTCTAATTGATCCATTAAGGAATTGAATTGTTGCTTGTGCGCCAGTTCCTTTACCAGTAATGGAATACAGATCAACATTTGTATAAGTACCTGCAACATATCCAGATCCACCAGCAACTACTGTTGCTACTCCTATTGGACCACCAAGATTTTCAACAATACCTGTAATACTTGGACTTGATCCCTGACCAATTTTAGTTCCAGGAACAACCGCAGCATTAAGAGTACCAGAAATTGGCAATCTTAATTTTCTTGGTAATGTTTCTATTGGATTATTTGCTAATTTTCCAACGTTTGTACCTCTTGCAGTAATATCGGTGTTATAGAATGTTACTGTTCCGGAAGGTACAAATTTTGCTTTATAAAGTTTGAATGTTAAATCTTGATATTGGCTTGCTGTCCAAATAGTTCCATTTTGTGATTTAAACAAGCTGCCACCAATATATTGCTTAGTAACAATTACGTTCTGAGCATCTGGAAGATTTTGAGTTTTAACAGTCTTTTTACCCATTGTCGCAGTCCACATCTCATATGCATCAGATGCTGGCGAGAGAATGACAATTGCATATTCTCTACCTGCTTCCAGATATACTGGAGATGGGAATTTAATATTTGTTGGAACTGGTTCTGGTATTCCAGGTTTATCATATCTTCCCCAATTTGGATCCTTTAAAACATCTTGCATTTTTGGACCAATTGTTCCACTGTATACATTTTCTAAGAAATACCTGATGTCTGAATCTGAAAATCCTTGTGATTTTGCATAAGGATAATCATTTTCATATCCAAACTGTCCTGGAGTAAATCCGCTAGCAGCATCATCAAATCCAGCCATACTCTTAACACCAAATGCTGCTTCAGAAATGTTTATCTGATCTGGATTTAGAGCAACCTGAGTATAATCCTGTACTAAGAATGAAGTTGGGGTTCCCAATTCTACTGTTCTAAGTTCAATATAAATTTTTGCTGATGGATCCTTTGATGCAAAATACAGGTCAAACGAAGTTAAGAAAGCTCCTTTTCCATCAACTGTAAATGATTGTGCAAGAGGGTCTCTGTGTGGAGCTTTTATTTCAACCTGAACCTCAGTTGGTTTTGCTGCTGGTTTGGGTGGATTTCTTACCGCAACTCTACTAGTTTCTTGTGTTAAAATAGTTCCAGATCCACTATATGATCCTATTGCCTCACTAGCAAATACTGTTGATCCTGGAAGAGGAGTAACTCCTGGTGGAACGGCAGTAACTTTTACAGTTTTTGTTCCACTAGTGACTTTATATGGTGGTGGAGGACTTGAATTTGGATCTCTGAAGAAGAAGTTAGCAACAATATCTCCCCAATTATCTGAAATTAGTTCTGCTCTTGTTATTGTAGCAGTTGCACCACTAGTTTCACCAACAATAGTTGCACCAGATGTGACATATCCATAGTATTGTTCTTCGGTAGCCAGAACTCTCACACCAAAATTGATAAGTTTTGATGTTGCTGAATAGGATTCTCCTGGTGCTGGTCTAGTTTTATCATAAGGATCAACAGTATAAGTTTCAACAAGAACTGATGGAGATCCAAGACCTGCTCCAATATCTGGTCTGGAAGTATCACCAAACTTATGATTTGGTTTTTGAATTCTAATATATCCAATCTGTCTTCCACCAAAATAAACACGAACATTTTCAAATACCTGGAAAGTTCCAGATTGCATAGAAATTTCGCAAAGTTTTGGGACAATATCGACTTGTTGACTATCCAAATAATGATAATGTTTTGTAAATGGTCTTAAACCATTGGCGTTAAAATAAACGTTCCTAGAACGCATGAATGGATCAACAGTCCCACTTATCTTAACATCTTCAACATAATTAAATTCTCTTGATGGTCCAGTTAATTTAGGTGTATATTTTGTAGTGGTTGTAGTAGTAGTTGTTGTTAAGGTTCTTACACCCTTTTCACCTCTACCACCACCTTTATTATATGTTTCAGTTTCTGTTTTTACATTTACATCAGTGTTTACACTTGCTTCTTGAACCCATTCTGCGCCTGTTGATTCTGTTCTTTGATCATCAATATAAATGGTTCTAACCCAATTATCTGATGCAGGATCAAGTACAACGCCACCAACAAAAACAATAACATTAAATGGATTAACGTTTTCTACGTTTGTAGCATGTGGTTGTTCAATCCAATCAACTTCTGTATATGCTAGTGTTAAAAGATCACCTGTTTTTTGAATATTTGGATCTAATAGTTTTAAGTTTTGACTTATATCTGTTTGAGTCCTATCAATTCCTGGATCTAATGCTAACTCTGCTGGAATTGACCAAAAGTCAACTGGAACAATTCCAGTTGGATCTGATTTGCTAATATCAATAGTCGTATAT